TACATCAGTGATAACTATTTTGGGATAACTCCAACTAGATGAAGTAGTCCCTAGTAGTATGCAACAATAAGTTCCGTCATGTCCGAATCTAACAGAGGTAAATGGACAAGTCGGGGATAAGATAGTATTTGCCGCAGTCCAAGTCACAGATCCAAGATTTAAATAACCACTAAAAGTGGCTTCCCAGGTCTGATTAGAGATATGATTATATCCAGATATCTTAATTGTAAGCATAGAACTAATCCACGATACAGGAAGGGTTATTTTCATAGTCCCTGTAACCGTCCCGCCACTGTTGGAATATGCGGATAAATCTTTGTAATGTCGAACCGAACCAAAATTGGAAATTTGTGGAGTATGGTTTAATTGCTGATAGTTCGTGCATCTCCAATTACCTGATCCTAGGCTTATGAATTCCATCGCATCGCCTGAGAAAACATTAGTGTTCCAACCAGTCGGCAATATCATAGATGTAGCATTATGTGTCACAGTAAGCGCGGACCCAAAAAACAATGTACGCTTAGTCCCCGCTTGTGCTGTGTCAAATGCAGTTATGTTTGTTGTTCCGGTTACGATAATAGAGTTTCCTGCGGCGGCTCCTATTGCCATTGTGGAGGCACTTGCCATTGTTACAGTTGTTTCGTTTATTGCACCAGTAAATGTTGCGCCAGCCAGTAGTTCCGTTATCTCTTTTTCCAATATCCCTACAGTCACCAATCCACTCGTATCAATTGTTGCCGTAACGCTTGCTGCATTACTCGTCGCAATATTGTAGTTAAACTCATTGGATTCTACCACTTCATCTTCTGCTGGCAGATAACTCGCCGCTAAAGCTACCGTGATCGAATACAAGATTTCTCCTTCGTCTGGATCAGTTGCAAACACCCCAAGTTCGCGCACATAAAAACCAGTGCTTAATCCCGTATTGGTTATCACGCCAGTAATTGTCGTTATGTTATCCTTTGCTGTACTACTACTAATTGGTACATTTAATTTTGCTTCCACCAAATCGGTTAACTCTTCCAGCGTTTGTCCGTCCGCTAATGTACCGGAACCGATTTTCATTTTTGTAATCTCCATGGAGGTTTTGCCTGCATCAACTTTTGCTTGTAAAGCTTGCCCTTTCGTAGTTAAAACCCCACCTGACCAATTAGACACAATAAATCACCTCTTTCTTGTGCACAGAAATCACTCCTCCAAAATATTGTTTACTCATTATCTCTGGCATTGCAAAGGGTGCAGGAGAAATACCAATCTTTTTATGAATCCCTTGTGCAATTCCAACATATTGTTCACCTGCTATATCTGGCATTGTGAACGTTGCAGGAGAAATACTGATTTTCTTATGTGCTCCTAGTGCAATTCCTAAAAATATATTACTATTGATGGTTCGATACAGCGCGATTCCATCAAACCAAGACCTTGCATTTTTCGTTTGCTGGATTGCTTTATTAATTTTCAAATACACGTCGGCCTCAAGTATTTGCCCTTCACTTTCGATTAATCGGAAGCAATAGGGCTTTCCATCATAGTCAAACCATTCTTGCACTTGACCGCTAGGTAATATAGCAGTTACCTTCTCCTGAACACTGCTGGTTGTTCCCTTTTTTAAATATTTATGGGCCGTAGATTTTACAGTATCGCTCATTCTGTGCCACCGCACTGAATAGTTACGGCTTGCTCTTTAGCAACCTGCGTAATTTCAAGTGCTTGGTAAACAGGCAACGTCACCGCTACCCTCTTAGCTCCAGCCTTCTTCATCATAAAAATGAGTTGTGACGGATCAATATTCCGGTCTAAAGCTGATTTTTGCCAGAGGATATAGTCATTGATTGCCGCTTCTACATCAGAGCAAACAATAATTCCTTCGTCTTCCTCCCTATCTTTATCAATCCAATAGCTGACATCAATAGAATATGCGGTCTGAGTTGGAGCCCCGACTTGTACCTCATCCGTCAAAAGTTTAACTTTATCATCATTGCAAATCGCATAAACCGTCTTTAAGATGTCCTGCCCTGGTATTTCTCCATTAGTTAGCAGTGGAAATATGTTGACTATTCCTGGGCTTGCTGTATATACTGCAACATCAATAATCGATTCTGACGCAGTTTTCGCCCAGTATTTATATGTTTGGATTGAACCATCATTATCTGGAAGGAGATCCTTCGGTAAATGTTCCGGCAATCGTTGGTTTCTTTTTTCATGCGCTTCTCTATTTGGTTCTTTGCGTATTAGATGTATGTGCCTATGCGCTTTTGTTTCATAGCATCCATGTATTAGATTGACGCTTTCATCCATACTACTAGCCTGCGACAACACTTTTTGTTGCCACAACATTTTAGCCTGTTCTTTCGAACTGTAGTCGCCAGAGGATAGTAGGATAAGTGTATATTCAATTATTAACTCATTAAACTCATCAGGCCACCCTGTAGGTGATGCTTCTGTTAACTCTCTTGTATTGGGTACTGGAAAACTGAGTTGACTATGAAATTGGGTAACTATTCTTCTTAATTCACGTATAGATTCGTTTATGGAATCAAGGACTTCATATTTGCTATATGTTTTTGAATCAGTATCTTTTAGTTTTAGGCGTAAACGATAGGCGAGTTTCTTTAACGTTGTCAAAATCTCACCTCATAGCAAAGTCCACCCGCAACAGTGGCACCTAAATCTCCACGATCAAACTTACTATCTGCCCACTTTTCTTTTGCATAAGCAACGCCTCCTATGACCGCTAAACGTTCAAGTATAGTTAAACGAGTATATCGCTTTAGCTGGTCATTGATGATATATCCCACTCCCATATGCGCCCATTTATCCATCGGCATACTATCTTCAATTTGATGGACTACATTTTGAGCACTGCATATTTGAAAAGAAAATATCATGCATACTAACAGCATAAGAACTATCCTTTTCATATTCTTTTCGCCTCCAACAGTTTTAAAAAGAGTAGCCAAGGGATTTAACCCTTGGCTACTTAAATACTAGGATATTGTTACTACAAAAGTTTTGGACGCTACAGTGTAACCAAGAATAGTATCTGCCTCAATTGTCAATGTGGCAGTTTCTGCCTCTAACCACGCTGCAGCATCACCAGTAATAGTTACAATTCCTCTGCCATCTACCATGCTAAGAGTAGTCGTAGCAATCGATGCGGTACCTGAAGTGGAAGTATCTGCAATGCTAATCGTGATCTTATTTTGGAACCATGTATGTACTTCTCCGTCAGCAGTAGTCAGCAAAATAACAACATCTTTGGTCCAACCAGCACTTGTATATGCTACCGTTGCAGAAGTTGGCAACACTGAAAATTTCATATCACCAGTTAATGCTTTAACCAGAGCATTGAGATTATCACGATCACCAGAGCCAACCAGAATATTTTCAATGATAGCCTTTTGCCCATTCGTCAAACTCATTTATAAATCATCCTCTCTTTTTTACACTAATAAGCGGTGGAATCTTTCATCCACCGCATACAAGTACTTATTTTAGTTATCTTCGATAGAAGCAGTGTAAACATGTAAAACTGCCAAATCTTCACCATCGAATACCGATTTAGCGATACCGAATATCTGTCCCATTTCAAAGCCAACTTTGTTTTTATAGTCGAAGGTATCTTCTTCCCATTCAGGCTCAGATCCAACGGCAAAACAAGCGGCCTGTGCGCCCAAGAATAAAGCATGTCCAACATCGGCGCCTGCGTTACCGACAGATTTTACTTCAACGTTGTCATTAGTAAAGAGAACAACACCGCTCCAAATCCCTTCTGATCCAGAAAATAATGGATTATCTTCCCCACGAGTATTGGCCTGTGATTGCGCTGCAACCCATACAGGATCGCTTCGGAGATCACGCATTTGTTCTTCCGTTAAGATCATGACATACATTTTTTTGCCATTAACGAGAATTGGGCGAATCTTAGGAATGATATGAGTTACGCCTTTATCATCGGTATAAACAATACGCTTTTTCGCCTTACGTTTTGTCTTTTCAATAATAGCGCAAGACATTGTATGGGATGCCGTAATGGAACTAATAGCAGTGATGCCAGCAGGATAGACAATACGCCGTGGAGATGGATCGGCATTCAGTGCATCAAAATACATGGACTCAATCTTTTCAGCAAACCAATCTTTTAAGGCTGTTCGCGCATCGGTACGCAACTTTAAAGAGGTTTTCTTTTCTTCCATTTTTCCTTTAAGGCGAGTTCCTTTACGCAGCTGGTTAATGGTAACTTTAAAATCATGGTACTCTAATGCTTCCTCTTTGCCCTCCAGGACATCGTCACCTTCAGTACCATCACCAGTTAGTGGCATACGCAAAGAAAATGTAATTTGGTCGCCATCTTCTTTTTTCATCGTATCATCAAGCTGGACAATATTTTCATCACTTTTTCCAACAAAGTTAGAAATGGTAGTATCCCTTTTTGCCATTGACCATGCTTGTTTTGCCCAAGCCTTTTGGGTTAACGCTGGTGACACGGTAGTTTCGTTCTTAGCAAACAATTGAAGATTTAAGTTAAACGCAGTATTTTTATCCAATTAATATTCCTCCATTTTTTAGACAAAAAGAAAACACCCTATGGAGGAATCGTTGTTTTTTAACCTTCGAGAAGTTTCTGCGCATATGCAGGATATTGCTTCTCAAAGTCTTCCCACTCCATTTCATTCAGCAAACGAGCCATTTCAGTTTCGTTCGCACTGTTTGAAATGTTAGTGCCAGTAACAAGATTCGTCTTAGGATGCTTTTCAATTTGTTCTAATTTTTGTTCATCCGTTTTGGATGGTTTAGGTGGATCTACCACCTTAGTAGTTTCTTGCGTATTAGTTTCTTTCGTCGCAGGAACAAGCGATTGGACCGTCTTTTTAGCAACATCATTCCAGATTTTTTTTACAAGGAGAATCTCCTGGGGAGTTCCCTTACCAGATTCACATTGTTGAAATGCTTGTTTAACGACCTCCTGCTCGTCAGGCGGTAATGATTCGACTTCATCAATAAATGATGCTGAAATCTCTTCGAATTCATCTCGATTTTGTTGTTCGGTTACAAATTGAATGTATGATTGATTAACCTTTTGAGCTTCACTAGCAACTCGTTGCTGTTGTTCTTGATATTTCTGAATACCATCCTCAACCTTGGCAGCGTAA